CCGACCAATCGGCCATTCTTGACCTGGGGAATCGCGAGCGAGCACGCGAACCCATCGTAACCGGCAGTCACAACGGCGCCCGAGGTGGTACCCATCGTCGATCCGCCAGGCACTTCGTTGGTGAAAGTCGAGCCGGACAGCTCTTCCATCGGCCAGTAGGCCGTGACCGAGGTGTCCAATCGCTGCTCTCGATGCAAGGTGGACAGTAGGGGGCTGGAGCCCTGGCCGAGCCTGCGAGTCACTCCGGCAACCTCGATCGGAACCCACACGTCCTTCCCGGAGAGATCCCACCGTGCCGGCCAGGCCGGAATCTCTCCCACGATCCGCGTGTAATAGGTCCCCGCGTAAGGAGCGGAGATGCGCATCTGCGTGTTACGCCCGATCTTGCCGTACAGAGGGCTGGTGGGATTACGAGGCGAGAACCTACCATCACGATTGTTGAGCGTGATGGTAGCGGATGACGGCTCCATTCTCTTGTCAATTGTCGAGGAGTATCCATGCTTGATGGTCACCGTGTCACGAGTGTAGACGTACACCGAGATGTCATGCCAGTCACCGTCATAGAATAGCTCGTAACGTACCGGGAGATCCGCGCTGGGGAATGTCACCCCATAGGTCCCCGCTCCATAGGCTCCTGATCCGTAAATCATCTACGCCATCCTCCTGGCCGACAGCCAAGAACCTGTTTTCACCTTGGTTGCCGTGGCATTCGAGACGTTTTGCATCCATCGGAGCTTGAGCGTCCCCGCTGTCCCCGCGACAATCAGCAGGCCGGAGCCGTTGATACGGGTGTTGGTGCCGGCCGCGAGCGTGCCGTGCGTGGCTACGGCGGCCAGGTTCGGAAGATCCCAGTTGGTAGAGGCGACGTTGGTCGCGTCGGTCGGATTGAGTCCGCAGGACTGCCACGTCAGGGTCGCACCAGCCGGAGCCGTAAACGTGTACTGGATATCTCCGGCTGCCGCGCCATCCGTGATGAGGCTCCAAGACAGCGAGTAGATCGAGCTGGCGACAACCGTGAAAAACAGATGGTCGTCATCCTGCGCGACGACCGAGCTGGTGACCGATTCATCGGCGGTCTTGTAGGCAAAGATCTCGTAGTTGGCCAATGCCGTGATACCGGCGTTCAGATCCGTACCCCACGTGTTGTTCGATGCACCGGGAGTCGGCAGGGTCGGAACGATCATCGGACTACCCCTAACGTCGACTGGACATTTCCGCCACGGATCTTGATGATCTTCCGCATAAACTTGACCAACTCTTCATCAGCTCCGGCGAAATCGAACACGACTCGCGCTTCACTCCCGGAGCCGGGGCTGCCCGGTCGGCTGATCCCGCCGATCTTCGAGTCCGAGATCGATCCGCCGAGAACCGCGTCCGCAGTGATGCTGTCCGTGAATCCGGCCAGGCTGGAGCGCACGCTGCCGTACTGGGATTCGAGCCCCGATACGAACCCTTGCATGATGAGCACGCCGTTGTTGGTCAGGAGCGTTCGGTCCTTGCTGGGTGGTCCCTTGAGCTGAGGAATCAATCCCGTCAGGCCACCGAGAAAGTTCTTGAGACTACTCACCTGCGACTTGAGCCCGTTCAGCAGTCCGGTCATGATGTTCCGGCCGGCATCCCACAGCAGAGTGCCCGCGCTCGCGAACGCGCCCTTGATCTTGCCGGGAAGACTGGAGATGAACTTGACTGCTCCAGCCACGAAGTTCACCACCGACTTGCCGGCCGCGACGAATGCGGAGCCGAGGGAGTTGACCATCCCACGGAACGTCGCGCTCTTGTTGTAGGCCAATACGAGGCCGGCCACGAGAAGCGCGATGGCGACAATCACGAGCCCAATGGGGTTGGCCGTCAACGCAGCGTTAAGAAGCCATTGGCCGCCCGCCCACGCCTTGGTGGCCACATTGGCGATGATGTCAGCAGCAGCAGCAGCCTTGGTCGCAATGGCATGAGCGAGAGTCTGAGCGTTCAGAGCGAGAAGCTGGAGCCGAGTCCCGAGAAGCGCATGCTCGGTCACCCAGACAGCGGCACTCCACACACCGGTAGCGATGCCGGCCGCCGTCTGCGCGGCAGCCCAGATTCGACTTGCGGCGCTCAGTGCATAGACAGTCACTACCAGACCGGCCAGGGTGGCACCGAGCGCGACTGCTTGATCATGGTTGTTTCTAGTCCAGGTGACGACACCGATCAGCACGGTCAGGAGCGTACGTAGGGCCGGGAGCAGTTGAGCTCCAGCCTCGGCCGAGAGATTGGTAACCTCGGCCTTGAGGATGCGCTGTTGATTGGCCGCTCCGGTGGCCGTCCTGGCAAAGTCCCCCTGAGCGGATGATGTCTGTTTCAGAATGAGAGCCTGGGTAGCGAGAAGCTTCTGATTCTGAGTCAGGGGAGGGATGGTCCCACCCATGGCCGACTTGACTCCGTTCTGCGCAGCCAGGAGAGCTGTCGCAGCGGACCGAGCCTCCAAGGAATTCTTCCCATGCTCCTTGACCGCGATGTTGTATTTCGACTGAGCCAGCGACGCGCGCTGACTGGCAATCGTCACCTTCGAGACATCGACAGATGTCTTGACCAGCCCCATCGACATGGCTTGAGCCGCGATCGAAGCCTGATCGAGCATGACCCCGTAAGCCCGGATCGGCTCGGACTCGCCACGCAGTGCGGCACCGATGGCGGTTATCGCATCCTCTGGCGTTGTATTCGAAAATGACGCCATGTCCCCGGACAGCTTGACAAGCTTGGTAGAGAATCCGGTCAGGTCACTTCCGGTCAGGCCGGCATTCTTCCCGAACAATGCGAAGGTGGATGCGGCGTCCATGGCCGCCGTCTTGGACAGACCGAGTTTCACATCCGCCGTGTTGGCGAACGCCACAATGGATGACGCGGCATCACCGAAGATCACATTTGTCTTGCTGGTTGTTTCGTTCAGATCCGACGCGGCATCGAGCGCGCCCTTGATGATCGCCGTTCCGCCGGCGAATGCCACCAGCTTGCCAATGGAGCTCGTAGCATTGTCGCCGAACTTCTTGACGATACCGGACGCACGGTCCTTGGCGATGAGGTTGAAAATAAGGCTCGTGTCACCCACGGACTTCCTCCCTCAACGTCTCGACCGCATCTATCAACGAATCTTCCTCTTCGACGGTCAGCTCTCTCCATTCCCAGGGCCGCACATGCAAGAAATGCGCGGCATCCCACAGGTAGGCTAGGCGCCGTTCGGCGCGCCAGCTTTTCCCTCGGTCGCCTCGGACAACTGCGCCTCGGTGAGAGTATCGGTAGCCAGAGATTGCACCTGAGCGCGGGCCACGGCGAGCTGATCCGGATCGAGGCCAGATAATCCATCTGTGATCTCGGCCAGTTCCTCGACCGTGTAGGCGAGCTCAAGATCGGCCCAAGCGAAGTTCAGGTCTTCATAGCGCAGGGTCGGATGCTGCCTGCGCAGCAAGACCCACAGAATCGCCTTGCGCGACGTGATCCCGCCGGCCTGCGCATCAGCTACGGCCTGGCCGTAGGGTTTACCTGCCTTACGCTCGATCTGTTCGGCTTCCGGAGACATGATCCGGTTCGGATCGAAGCGAAAAATCTGCTTGTCCCCACCATCCGGAGAATAAGAGATGTACACGCCAGGTCACCCCTTGCCGGCGAGTCGGCCGGCGTAGTTGTCGAGTGCTTTCTTGATTGCTGCACGATACTGGGGCCGACCACGCTTCATCGCGTTGTCGAACCACCCGGGAGCACCGGTCTGGTGCACCCATACATCCTTGCCCCAGACCTTGTGTCGCCATCCGGCTCGGCGGTTGAATCGCATCGGAGCATTGGCGAAGTTGCGGACCTTGGGTGTCTTCCGCACACGGATCGACGCACCAGTACGTCGCGCCGTCAGATTGATCTGCGGCCGGATCGTGCGAGCGATGGCCGGCACCAATGCCGGCTTGGTCGCCCCAGTGCTCCGGACCGCTCCACGCAATGCGCCCTTGGCATCGGCGGCCGCTGGCTTGAGCGCAGTGCGAAGGTCCTTCGCCAGCTCACGACGTAAGACCTTCGCCCCACCATCCGAGCCGATCTTTCGACGCAGCACATCGAGCCCTTCCAGCTCGATGGAAACGCCAAGTCCTCGACGTGGGGCGACTGGCATCGGTCAGGCCGTGGCCCTGGTGATCGCGCCAGTAGTCGGCCAAGAGAGCCCGGAGGAGTTGACATCGCCCACGGAGCCACCGATGGGGCTGTACTGGGTCATCACGAAGGACCCAGTCCACTTCGGATTGCTCGTACCGACAACGGCGGTAGAGGTGCGCAGCTCGAAAGCCACGACCGTACCGAGGAGGGGCCACAGCACGGAGTCGACGGATGCGGCAGCCACGTCGTTCAGCAAGTTGAGCTTGATCTGCCCGGACTTGAGCCCGCCGAGAAATTCCTTCCAGCCGCCAGAGCCAAAGTTTGTCGTTTCCTTGTCCTCGACATCCACCGACAGCTCGGCCGAGCTGAAATACGCTCCGTAGTCCGTTCCGGCAAGCCCGACGTACTCTGCCGTCAGCACCATTTTAGCCATGTCTGATCCTTCCTCAGTCGATACCGACAGCAACGACGAACAGTGCGGACACAGTTCCGGTGACAGTCCATGCCGCACGGAACCAGTCGTCCGTGATGGCCGTTCCGTTGGAACGTTGAATCTCGGAGCCACGCGCCGCCAGGCTGGCGAAGGTGTTAACGGTGGCGGGGCTCGGGAAACCCGTGGCGTTGTCCGACTCGATCCGCACGACAATCGAGCCACCACCGGTGATGCTCAGCAGGTGCAGGCTCGCATACAGCCTGGCTCCGGCTGGCACAGCAGCGAGCTGCACACTGGTGCCAACTCCAGTGGTCGTACGAACCGTGCCGGTAGGGTGCAGGATCTTCCCACGAGACAACGGCCAGGAGCTAGAGGCATTAGCTTGCCAGCTCGCCACATCGCCCACCGAACCCCCAGCCGGCGCATAGGTGGTTTCCTGGCCGTTGACCAACCAGGCGAGAGTGCCCACGGTCGAGTCGCTGGGGCAGATGGTCCATGGTGCCTGAGTCGATCCGGACAGAGCCCAGAGCGCATCATCGACCATCGACGTATCCAGCGCTTCCCACTGGCCTCCGGCCTTGACCGAGGATGATCCGAGACCGGCGATGGCCTCTTTCCAGCCGCCCGAGCGGTAGTTGGTAACGTCCTGGTCTGCGAACTCGGCGGACAATTCGACCGTGTTGGTGTTTCCCGAGATGTCGGCGCCAGCAACGAACAGCCGGCAATCGGTGAGAACTTGCTTGGCCATGCCTCACACTCCCGATCCGACGATTGTGATTACCAGCTCAGCCCCAGCGTACTGTATGCCATCGTGCTCGTACCATCCGTAGCCCTGCACCCGGGACACCTGGTAGTCGTCACACGCTCCGCTGAGCCCCTTACCGCCGGTCGAATTGTGCCTGGCCGACTCCAAGGCAGTCTTGAGCGAGTAGCTCCCGCTGCCAGAAATCAGGCTACGCAGCAAGGTTTGAGCCGAAACGTCATCCGAACGGCCCACGAGCACACGCCACGTTGTCTCCACCGTGTCCATGCCGCGCTGAAAAGCCCCGTCGAATTGCTGCGTGATGTCGGCCAGGAAAAAGCACGGCACGACCACGCTGTCAGGAAGGATCGGGTAACAGGTCAGCGCACCAGATCCGGCCGGGAGGGTGATCGTCGCGGCGGCATTACTCATGGCCGTGCACACAGCGTTGAGATCCATCACGCCATCCCGGGCAGCACATACGGGGTGAGCAGCGAAGCGACATCAGGATCGATCCTGCCAACCCGGATCGCGCCCCAATCAGCAGAGCCCACGACGCCTTCCGGGGTGTCCTTGCGCCGAAACAGCCTGTTGGCCTGGAGCTGAGTAGCCAGCACGATGACATTCGGAACAGACGGCCATCCCCACTTGGCCGTCACCTGCACGCGCTGCGCCTGGCGTGGGTAGCAGGTCAGGACGTAGATCAGCTCGGTGATCGGCTTGCCGATCGAGATGGCATCCATCGGGGAGCAGTCGATGGCGGCCGTGATGTCGGTCCATGCGCCCGGCCGACCGGTCTCGACCACGAGGCCAGTCGCGGCCCCGATGTCCGGCACGGGGAGGTGGTCGCCATCCTCATCCCATACGGCTCGATTCAGCGGCGAAAAGATCCTTGGCGAGACTACTGAGTCCAGGGTGAACTTCCGGCCGCCACAGTAGGTCTCCACGGATTCGCTGGCCTGAGTCAGAACGTTTGTAATGACGGTGTCGCGCGCCGAGTCGGTGATGCCGTGAATCGCCTTGAAATCCGACAGGGTGAGGTATGTCGTCACTTCGCCTCAGCTCGCAATCCCTTGAGGACCAGATAATCCACATACTCGGTCGGTGAAACGAAAACCGTCTTGGCATGCGTGGTGATGACTTCCGAGTCGACGATCACAGACCCGGGTCCGAGCGCTTGCCGTACGCGCCAGAAGAAGGACAGATCTTCCGACAACTCGACTCCGTTGTCATACCTGACCGGAGTGAACCACTCCTTGCCTACCGCTTCGACTACCGACCGGTGGATGATGACGAAAGCCGCCCCCGTCGCCTCGCACGTGATGAGCCGGTCACCATCGGGCCACCACGGAGTCTCGACGAATCCGAGCACCCCGGCGACATCAGCGCCGAAGCCGTAGATCATCGGCCAGGGCTCACGCACGAAACCGCCGAGGCCATCCGGACCAAGGTGCCGCATCCCGAACGTCAGCCCGGCAACGATCCTCGACTCGGAAGTACCCGCTGTTGCCAGGAGCCGCTCCAGCGCATCCGGGAGAAAACCCATGTCGGTATCGACGAGAAACAACCACTCTCCCTGACCCGCCAGGAACACCTCGCACGACTCGTTGCGAGCCTTGATCAGACCGCCCGTTCCGCAATGGACGTAGATCGGTCCGCCGGCCCGGCCGATACGGTCCTCGTGAAGAGAGTCGTATCGGGTCAGGTCGAGTACGGACCGGAAGAACGATGTCGTTACCGTCTCGCCGTTGTTGACGTACGCCATCGAAACGGAGCCGGGAATCACCGGATGCGACCCTTAGCCTGCCCCGGCCGCCGCTCGCCGGTCTCGATCCCGCCGGCCACCCGAGTAGCGGGCGGGCCGCCAGAGAAAAGATCGGGCCGTTCACGCACCAGCGGATGATCGGCTGCGAAGGTATCTCCTGGGTTGAGCACGGTCGATCCCTGCGACCACGTCACCGTGCAGGGTCCTGAGCAGTTGACATATCGGACACTGACCTCTGCCATGACTAGCTCCGCTCTGCCAGGTAGCCAGGTGCGATGCCGGCCCCCGCCACCTGGCGGGACGGGGGCCGGCAGTCAGGAGGAATCAGGAAGTCTTGTTCTGGAGCAGCCGGCCGGCGGCCGGGTTGATGAGATCCGCACCGACCCGAGCCCACGCAAACCAACCGCGCTGACCAGTCGGGGGAGCCGGAGAACTGGCCGACGTGGGGTCAATGAGTAGCGGCATCAGCTCAACGTTCATGCCGATCCGCTGCGCGACGACATAGTTCCGCCAGTCCGCGACCACGAGCTCGTTGGCAGCGGCGGTGCCGACGCCAGCCGCCGCCATGTAGTCGTTTTCGTACATTCTGCGACCCTTGACCACGGCCACACCATCGGCCGTCAGGTCGACGGTGAAAGCGGCTCCGAGAGCAGACCCGAGAGCCTGAATTGCGTTGTTGACACCGGTCGAAGACATCCACGCGGTACGGCTCGCGGAGCCACGATTCCGAATGGGAAGAGCAGCCCACGTGGCGTTCACATCGACAGCACCGATCGCACCAGCCGTAGTGCTCGCCACGCGAGAAGCCGTAACGGCAGCGAGCCGCGTGACGATACCCCACGGTTCGTTGCTGGCGTCGCCAGCACCGACAGTGAGCTTCTGAACCAAAAGCTCGCGGTAGCCGATACCGAGCAACCTCGCGAACTCCTCGGCGAATCCTGGCCAGTCCTGGCCAACCTCGACAGAGAAGGGGACCCAACCATCAGCACGGTGGGTGATGACAGTCGGCTGAGCGATCGTCGGAGAGCCATCGGTAGACGATGCGGCCTCAGCGCGGAAGGCCCAAGTGACGCCAGCGGATGAAACGCCACGCCATTGGTCATTGGTGATGTTGATGACCTCGGAGATGTCGACGATGTCGCTCGGCGACTCCTGAGCGGTCAGGATGATGGTCGGGTCGATCGGCACCGGAACGGCAAATCCACCCTGGGTGTCCGTCGTAATGTTCATCGCCGCGCGAGACTCGCGCACGGCCGTGATCGCGCGGCCTTCCTCGGCAGTCAGGATCGGGAGACCCTGAGTCATCACCTTGGCGAAGGCCGACCGATAGGCCGGAGTGGTGGTCAGAAGCGCGCGCTCGGCCAGGTCAGCGCCCTGAACGTTCACGGTCTTCATCCGAAGGAGCTTCTCGAACCCCTCCCGCTTCTCACCCATGAGCTGACCGACCTCGGTGTCGAGCATTGCTCGCGCGCGCTCGACCATGGCATCCGGCCGCAGGTCGCGGACCTCGGTGCCCCAGGGATCGATCTTGGTCAGCAGGTCCGCACCCCAACGGGCGCGGCTCTCGTTCGCACGCGCGCGAAGTTCGGCGGTGCGGAGCTCTTCGGTGCGCTCCGCATGCTCGGCGGTCAGCGTCTCGGACTCGCGAGTCAGCGCGTCCCACTCGGTGGCAGCATCGTCGGTCAGGTCGGCCCCGCCGGCCCGCTCATTGATACCAGTCAGTGAGGCCGTGATCTCAGCCTGTCGCGCCAGGATGGCTGCGAGCCGAGCCCGGATCTCCTCGATCGTCACGAATATGTCCTCTCCCTGAGTCGGATCAGCTCAGCTCTACGCTGTGCTGGAGTGATTCCGCTCCGGGTGGACGTACCGGCCCGATCGTGGTCTGTCAGCGCGGCGCTCCCGCCACTCTCCGGTGCATCTGCGGCCGGAGGCTGAGTGAGCGTGCGACTACGCTCGATGCTACTACGCAACTCTGTCACCGAGCGAGCGTCCCGCTTGGCCAGCTCCGCATACCACTCATCTGTCTGAGACAGCACGGTAGCGGTGGCCGAGGGATTGGCCGGCCAGGTGACAGGGCCGAACTCGTGAAGCCTGACCTCGGTGATGGTCCTCTCGGGAATCCCCTTGGGGTTGTGGTCGGACGTTCCCGGCTCATCCACCCAGTTGTGCGCCAACACCTCGAACATGAATGAGCTGCCGTAGGCACCTGCACGCAACCCGGGGAGCAGATCCCGGTTGTAGCTGGTGTCGAACAGGGGAACCGTACCGATCGGACTGGCCTTGGACTCGACCACCGCCGTGGGTACACCAAGGACTTGACGTCCCGGGATTGCTCCGTGGCCGTGATTGAACAGGACCTTGAATCCGCCGGGACCGCGCTCGGAAATCGTCTTGGCGAAAGCCCCGCGCTGTACGCTCTCCATGAAATCACCCTCGAACCATGAGTTGATCTCATACCACGTACCGAACGGGGCGAAAGCGATGTCCAGCGTGGCCAGCGTGTCGGCCGCAGCGGCGGCATCCCGGAAGAACACAGGAGCCGAAACAGACCTGACCACGTTCAGACTGCGCAACGGTGCGGACATCTCAACCTCCTGAGTTCATCGGTTGCGTACCGGAGCCGGGATCGGCCGGAGTCGCCATGGGGTCGGCCGGAGTCGATCCGACAGCCTTGAGCTCATCCCCGCCGACAATGTCCGGCAGGTTCTCCCGCTGCCTGACCTCATTGGGAGTGAACCATCCATCAGCCAGTTGTAGGTGATACGCCTGGTATCGCTCCAGCGTGGCGCTGCGCAAGATGGCGTTCCTGTCGATCTCGACGAACTGGCCACGCGGGACCATGATCGACAGTACGCGCTCGACTCGCGAGAGCCACTTCTCGACGCTCAGGGTCAGCAGATGGCCGAGGCGCCCCTGCACAGTGCTGTAGGTCAAGCTGGACCCCGTTTCGTATCCGAGGATCTCTGCCATGCCGGGGCCGAAGATCCTGGCACACTCGGCATTGGTCAATGCCTGAGTGGCGAGAAACTGTGACTCCTCCGGCGTGAGCTGGATGGTGTCGTATGTCCAGCCCTTGCCGAGCACCAGCGGCTCGCGCTTTCCGTTGCGCATGGCGGCCAGGAACTTCGACTTGACCCTAGCCGCCACCCCGTCGCCTTCCTTGAGATCGACTTCCGAATTGGAGAGGATCGCGCTCGGGTGACCGCCACCCGCGAACCACCCCGCACCGTATTCAGCGGCATCGAGAGCCTGGCCGATGGTCAATGGCATGTGCTTTTCGAGCATCGACTGACCGAGTAGGCAGCCGGGACGTGGGTTGACCCGCGTGTGAATGACGGTGTACGGCCGGTAGTTGGT